CTCTGCACTTGTTATCGTTGTGGGTTTATTAAGTATCTGGGCATCACCACTAACAGCGTCCCAGTCAGCATTTACATTGACTTCTGCGCCTGTTGCAATGCCTGACAATTTAGTTTTTTCGGCATCAGTATAGGCATTTGTATCCGCATTAGACTCATAAGCAGTTTTTATTTCTGCTACTGTTTGATCAGCTGTGGCGTTATCTTCTATGCCATCTAGTTTAGTGTTGTCGCTACTTGTAAAATGCTTGTTAGTCGCTGTCTCTGCTACGTCATTAAGGGTTAACGCTCTGGCTTCCCATGTATTGCTAGAATTACCTATAAACACATTCCCATCGTTAAGGTTAGGTACGTCATTAGTACGACCTGCACCACCAACTTTTATTGAGCCTGCACTTGCGTGTACTCTTTGTACTTTGCCAATGTTTTGTACCTGTGATGATTCACCATAAGGTTTGATTGCTGTCAGTGCGCCTGTATCAGAAATGTATAAAATATCACCCAAAGAAAATGAACTTGTATCAATTCCTGACAATGTACCAAATGTGACTACGTTGACTGAGGCATTTAGAGATACCGTACTTTCAGCCAACCCAAACGCTGGCATTTTATTAACATCATTTGCGTCTGCTATGCCTACGACTGGCACGTTACCAGTTAGATTAAAACTAGATATATAGACAGGGTCCCCCTTGCTTATTGCCTCACCTGCTTTGGCTTTAAATTGTACCTCACCACGTAAACCACCGATAAAGTTATCAGCTTCAACGTTGCCATTAACTGTTAATATTTCACCATTTAGTGTCGTTGTGCCAATTCCAACTTGGTTGTTTGTGGAATCGACATATAACGTATTTGTATCAACAGTTAAGTCACCTGTCAGTGTGCATGATCCAGTAACATTTATATTTCCTGTACCTGTAATATCACTGCTATTTAAATCTAAGTCTCCACCAAGTTGTGGCGTTGTGTCTTCTACTACGTTTTCTAAGTATCGTCCGTCTAAGTCAACTGTTCTTGTTGCACTATCGTTCATGGTGGCTGTTAGAACGCCAGTGCCAGTGTTAAAGCCTAAAGACGATAGAAACTTATCTGTACCACCACCTCCGCCACCTTCAGTGGGGTTGTAGATGTAAGTCATCCCTCAGCACCTACTAATGTTTTACTTCCATTAGCTGATATTGCATTTACAACACCCTTATATATCGGGTTATCTAATGCCAACGCCCCACCGCTTGCATTTAGTCGTATCCCGTTATTAAGTGTTGCTGTTGCGCCTAATGATACATAAATAGGCTCATCGCTGTCATTAACCAATATTAGTAATTTTCTGCCACTATTCGCCGCTAACACTTGCGTGCTACTTGTACCAATAGACACACTAAAATTAGTAATACTAGATACCTCATCGGCACTAATTGCCGTTGATGTTGATGGAATGAAAGGGTCTGCGTCTGTACCAGTACCAGTTGACTTGAAGTACCTAACCCCTTCGTTTGCTAGAATATCCTGAAAGTTTGCCATTTTATTAGTAGCGGGGGTGGCACAAGGCCACCACCCAATAAACTATTAAGAAGCTGCTACAGCTACTACGTTACCTGACAATACAAAAGATGCTGAACCACCGCTTGTTGCAGTAGTTGCGATTCCAACAGAACCTGCACCTTCAGCAGTTGACCCAGAAACCCCACCGTCTAATTTAAGACCAGTTCCTGCGTTCAATAATTCGGCATAGTCACCGGCTGCGAATGTATCAGTAGTCAATACAGTTACAATTCCTTTTAGGGGAACCCAAGCATAGTAACCAGAAGTTACAGCAACTTGAGGTACAACTACAGTGGCTCCACTTGCAGTAGTAGCAGGGGCTTTAGTTGATACCTCAGCTCCAGCAGTGTTTACCGCTGATAACTGGTATGGCTGATACTGAGTTAAAGCAGCGTGTGCTTTTACATATACATATTCTTTTTTAATTGCATTAGTGTCTGAATTATCAACATATCGTGCGCCTAGCTCATATTGACGTGTGCTAGAGGGATTTGTTAAGTCATCAGTGTCGATTGAATTTACGTAAGACATAGTTTTCTCCTTTCAATAATTATTAAGACTGAAGAGCCTTGAAAACACCGTTGTAGCGACGAGCGCGGCAAATTAAGTTGTAAGCCATAAAAACTTGTGAACTATTAGCCGGTTGATTAGGAATACGCCCGTTAAAATCAACTGGGGCTTTTTTTCCTTCAAAACCATACTTGTATTTCAAAGCAAAGGTTGGGGTAGACAATACATATAAAAAGTTGTCTGCAGTTGATCCATCGCCAGTACCTGGGCTAAAGTCATCGATGTACCAATTAATTCCTCTATAAACGCATCCTCTAAACCCAGCCTCTAAATCGTCTGCAGGGGCAAACTGTTGTTGTGATTGTTGAGAAGCTAAGAATTTGTCTTGTACGAATGAGTTGGAGATCATTACGTTAGGCGCAAATGAACCGGCTGCATCTCCTGCAACTTGCCCACGAGCAATCAACTTACCAACTAGAGAGTTCAAGTTTGCATAATTAATTGTATTAGTGCTTGAATCAATTTCAGTCAACCAGGTGGTAGGATCATCTAAATCAGTGTTCGTAATCCCACCATAAGCAGTACCAGAGGCAGCAGTTACGTCCCCAAGTCCGTTAATTGCTTTTCCGCTAGAATCAGTACCGTTACCGTGCAATGCTTTAGCGTAGGTGCGCTTGGCAGTTCCGGCAGCTAAATTAACCTTTTCAACTACAAGTGATTTAATTGCGTTAGGGGTCTGGTCAGTTCTTGTAATATCATCAAGAGTAATTGTTATATTGTAGTTTTGGTATTTGAAGTCGAACTCCGCAAAACTTAGTTGCTGGGACGCTGACAAATCTAATACGTCAAACTTGCCATCAATAAAACCGTCTGCTTGGTTTTCGGCAATTTGTACTGGCTGCTGGATTTTTTTTCCACCTGAAACATATTGCAAGTTAGGGGCTTTGGACATCATGTTTCCAAATGCCGAAGCTGTTAAAAATTGATCTGGCATAATTTTTTCGAAAGCGTTATGCGCGACCGCTTGTACTTCGTCGAGTTGTGCTGTACTTAAAGACATCGTTTATTCTCCTTTTTTTTATCCTGGTAATATTTGATCAAGTTGCGCTTTCAAGTCATTAATGTTACTAGGGGCCTTTGAAGTCACTGAGACTTTATTGTTGCCTGTAACAACACTTTGCGTGGCTTGTGCCTTGCTTAGTGCTTGCTCTGCAGCTTTTGATCGCTGGTTGGCCATTATTTGCTCACTTGCAACACCTTTAAATGCAATCGGCCAAGTCTCTACAGGAAAATTGTTAGCTTGCATATAATTTACAAACTCGTTCTTATCCCATTGTATATTCTGGCTTTTTGCATATTCGTTAATAGAATCAAAGGCGTTGTTTTGTTGTTGTGTCTCATAATGTGACAACGCTTGCTGCTCAATGCTTTGTTTCCAAGCTAACACTTCATTCAATCTATTGTCTTCAATATTAGCTACTGGCTGCGATTGATCTTGATTACCATTGTGATGTTTATTTAAGACGCTTTCTATATCAGGCCCAATTTGAGGATGATTAAATAAATCCTCGAGGGTTGTATAGTCGTCTTTATATTTTTGGAGTTCGTCAACTTGAGATTTATAGTCATTAATCTGTTTGTCGAAGTCACCTTGTCGTTTTTCATGATATCGTAATGATTCATACATTTTGTTTGGGTCTTTGCCCCAGTGCGATTCAAAACGCTTATCTCCTTCCCATGAATTTATAGACTCGCTTTCAACTTGTCCATTTTCGCTGCTCGAAGTGTCTACGCTATTGCCTTGCCCAAAAGTAACTTGGGTGGCTTCTGGTTGGACTTGCTCCGTTGCAACATCAGCTTGGATGTCTTCTGCCATCGGTTTTCCTCCTAAATATTTTTAAGATAGTATTTTGTCGAGTTGAAAAAATGGGTCAGTCTTCAATGCACTGTCTGGGTCGTTTTCTGGTAATTGCTTACCCGTTATCCGAACAATGCAAGAATCAAGAGCCATAATTGCCTCTTTAGTACTACCTTTGGCTATAGCGTCTTTGGCTTCCTCTAATTTTGAAACCAATGACATGGGCGTGTAACCGCCAAAATCTTCAAGAGTATATTGTAGCTTAGACTCTTTATTAGTCTTTTCGCTATACTCTTTTTTATCTTCTTTGTCGTTGTCTTTTTCATGCTTTGGGCCACCAAAAACAATCATAATGCCTTCTTTTTTATCTTTATTCTGCACTTGGGGCTGCCTCTATAATATTAATCAAATCGTCTTTTTTAAGTCCTGTTACATCTAAATCAGGTTTAGCAACCTGCACTAATGAAATAAGCTGGTCTTTTTTTAATTTAGACAAATCTGTCACGCTTTCAACGTCAACTTCTACAACCTCTTCAACAATATATTCTTCAAAAAGCTCAGAAACTAAGCTGGCTGGCAACACAATCTCCGCTCTATCAAACTGTATTTTGTAGTGCGTTTCTTGATAGCCTAGCTGACCGGCAGGCAATATGCCATTACAGACAAATGCTAAGGAAATATCTTTTTTTAGTTCTAGGCGTTGCCCATAATGTAGTTCCATGGTTTTATAATACTTACCTTAATTTTAATATGCATTTTATTTGTTTTTACTAAATGATTAACTAATTTTACTTTTTGTTAAAATAAATTTAATGCTTGCATGTTATAGTGCTTGTATTATAGGGGTATGGATAATCCTTTTATCAAATATTTGACCAACTTGTTATCACAAGCAAAGGCTGGTCATAACACCAAGCAGCTAGTTAAATACAAAAGATTTTATGATGGGACATTTAGCCCTGTGACTGGCACAGATGCCAATGGAGATTACACGCTTGGCAACATGAAAAAAGGAAATGCTCTATATAATGTTGTAAAGCCAATAGTTGAGACTAAGGCAACTACGGCACTAGATGCAATGATTACGACTTCCGTAAAGCCTGCAAATCTATCACATCAAACCTTTGATAACCTAAAACAGCTGGAGTCAATTGCTGACATTCTTAATGATTGTTGGGAGAACATTAAAAGGAGTTCGGAATTACCGAACATCTCTCAGAAAATTATGCGTGATGGCTCTATCTATGGCATAGGGATTGCAAAGGTTATATGGAACCAGTCAATCAATAATGGCTTAGGCGATATAAGAATAGAGCGTGTAAGTCCTTTAGACTTCTTTCCTGAACCAACAGCAACAAGCATTGAAAACTGTAATTATATATTTGTGAAACGTGTTATTAGTCGTTTTGATTTAATAAACCAATATAAAAACAATCCGGAAGTTTTAAAAAAGATTGACGAATTAAGCTCGCCATCAGCAACTATTAATATGGGTGAGCCTACAAACAAGGTTGTTGCTGGAAAAGTAACAGCTAACGGTGTGACTACTGGCAGTGAAATGTATTTAAATCAAGGTAGTTTAAAGCCTAGTGGCACTGAACATAACATTGAGCTTTATGAATGCTACTTAAAAGATGATACGGTTTTAATTCCTTTAGATGACGAGTCAGAGCAAGACAAGGAAATGAAAACTGAAGAGCGTTTTAAGTATCCCAATGGACGTTTAATCATTTTTAGCGGCCAAGAAATACTAGAAGATCGGCCAATTGATTACCCTTTTGGGTTCCCGTTTGCAACTTAAAA